CGCATTGAAGAAGTTGTACAGACAATTAAGAATTCTACTTCAACCGCGGCAGCTTCTATTGCGTTACAGAAAAACTTTTTACTTGATGAAATCCAAGCTAAAGCTGTTCTGGATATGAAATTAAGCCGTTTGGCACATCTTGAAGTTCAAAAACTTGAAGATGAGCGCGAAACACTTCAAAAAGAAGCAAAACGAATCCATTCAATTCTTGAAAGTGAGGTATTATTTAATGAGCAGCTTATCAATGGATGGAGAGAGGTTGCAGAAAAATTTGGAGATGCTCGGCGCACCAAAATTATTGAATTGGCAGAAGGAAATGATAATGAGCCTATTGAGCGCAAACAACTTACCCTCTCCTTCACAAATAAAGGCGCGGTATTTGTATATGAATCATCATCTCTTTATACGCAACGTAGAAATGGTGTTGGCAGCAAATTTAAGTTGGACAAAGAAGAATATGTAATTGATTCAATTATTGGTGAAAATACTGATACAATTCTTTTCTTTACCTCACACGGTAACTTTTATCACGCAAAATTGGGTAATTTTGGCATAGACGAAAAGCTTTATCTTTCAAACTTTGTCGAAATTCTTCCATACGAGCATATTGTTGCGGCGGCCATCGCGGGAACAAAGAAATACATTATCTTTGTAACTAAAAAAGGTATTGTAAAGAAAACAGAATTTTCTGAATATAACTTAAAGCGTAATGTTGGCGCGACCGCCATAAAATTAGATGATAATGATTCTATTGTATCTGTTCTATTTACAACAAATGAAAAAATTGGCATTATGTCTAAGAATGGTAATTTTATCTTGATTTCTTCTGAAAAAATTCGTCCAATCGGACGAGTCGCACGCGGCGTATGCGGAATGAAACTAAATGAAGATGACGAAGTTGTGAGCGCGCGAGTCCTTGAAGAAGGAACATCTTATATTACTTCTGTTTCTTCTCTTGGTTATATTAAATCCAGTCCATTAACAGAAATAAGTTTGACTGAGCGCGCGACGAAGGGGCGCCGCATCCAAAAAGTAGATGATCCTCTTGTAGACTTTTTGTTTACAAAGAGTGGTGAAGACTTCTTGGTTGTATCTTCTGCGGCGCAGATCCGTCTTAACCTAAATGATGTTCCAACACTTTCAATGGGCGCGCAAGGTGTAAAATCAATTAAACTATCCGATACTTCATTAGTTGTAAAATTAAATCCTATCTAAAATTTGAAAACTTTTAAAATATTTAGTATAATATATATGTAAAAAGAAAGGAGAAGATAATATGCGTGATACACAGCGAATTGCATCAATTTTAAATAGGCTTGGAGCGGTTTGGTATAAGTATCCAGATTTAAGGTTAGCACAACTCATACTTAATGTAGTTGATACTTCTCCTTCTGCTTACTATATCGAAGATGAAGATTTAATTTCTAAAATTGAAGAGTTTTATAATTTTGACAAATCTGAAAATCTTTGATATAATTTATTTATAAAAAGTTGGCCGCCCAACCTTACAAAACTAAACTAAACTAATTAAAAAAAACGGCGGATAAAAGGAGAATATTATGGTACTAAAGGAAAAGACTCAGGAAGCTCTGGATTTCATTAAGGCTCATGGCGGTCGTGTGACTACTGCTGAACTAGCTGAAGGACTTGGTGTTGCGATTAATTCTGTTACTGGCCGTGTAAACAGCCTTTGCAAGAATGAATTTGCTTATCGTGAGAAGGTAGAGGTTGAGGGTGAAGAGAAGCCCGTTACCTATGTACAGCTTACCGAAGCCGGTATGACTTACGAGCCTTCCGAGGACGCGGAGTAATTTAAGCTTTTACTTTTAAGGCCTGACTTGTATCTGGTCAGGCCTTCTTATTCTAACTAAACTAAACTAAACCAAACTATTAAACGGAGAAAATTTTATGTTGAGACAAGCAGAAAACAGAATTAGAATCGAAGGTATCCTATCTGAAATTGATCTAAAATATGGTTCTTTTAATCGTAATGGCGAAACCGTTGAGACCATCGGCGGCACTATTAAAGTTATGGTAGAGCAGAATAACACTGTAAGTGAAATTCCTGTTCATATGTTCGCGACCAGATTCACCAAAGCCGGCACTGAAAGCAAGGCTTATCTTAATATTGAAGAGGTTATGAAGTCTTATGTTTCTATCGCCGCTTGCGGCAGCAAGGAACAGGCCGATAAGGTGCGTCTTACCAATGCTGAACTTCGTGTAAACGAATTTATTGGGCGCGACGGTCGTGTTGTTTCTCAGCCTCGTGTAAGTTGCAATTTTGCAAGCCGCGCGATTGGTGATTTTAAGCCAGAAGCCAGTTTCTCTATTGAGTTCTGTGTTTCTGAGCTAAAGCGTGTAGTTGATGCCGATGGTGTCGAAGTTGAACCCGCAAAGCTTGAAGTAACTGGTATTGTTCCGATGTACGGCGGCAAGGTTGCTCCTTTTAAGTTCTACGCGACAACTCCTTCTGCTATTAATGGTATTGAGTCTTATTGGGAAGCTGGCGGCACCTATAAAGCAAGTGGTTATCTGAATTTCTCTTCTACCACGCAGACTTTTGTGGAAGAAGTTGATTTTGGTGAGCCTATTAAGCGCACTCGTACTACTACCGTAAATGAGTTCGTTATTATGAGTGGTTCTCAGGCTCTTGAAGGTGAATTTGCATTTGATGTAAATGATATTCGTGCTGCTATGGCAGAGCGTAATGTCTACCTTGAGAATTTGAAGAGTAAGAATGCGGCGACTCCCACTCCCGCAAAAAATGGTACGAAGGGTAAGCTTGATCTCGGTTTCTAAGGAGGTCAAATAAATGCCTATTGATATATTAAGTATTAAACCAAGTACGATTTCCAAAGACCTAAGAGAGAAGTATTTACTTCTCTCTGGGCCTCCAAAAATTGGTAAGACCGAGTTTTGTACACTATGCCCCGACGCATTGATCCTTGCTTTTGAAAAGGGTACTAATGCGCGGCCCGGCGCAATGGTTCAGCCAGTTGAAACTTGGAGTGAAATGAAGCTTATTCTAAGACAGTTGAATAAGCCGGAAGCAAAAGCTAAGTTCGCTACTATTTGTATTGATACAGTAGCTATTGCTTATGATTTGTGCGAAAAATTTATCTGCGCGCAAGCAAGTGTACAAAAGATTGGAGACATTCCATATGGTGGTGGCTATGCGGCGCTTTCAAAAGAGTTTGAAAGTACACTACGCCAAATTACAATGATGGGTTATGGACTAATTATGACCTGCCATCTCCGAGAATCCCAAGATTCTGATGGAAAGACAATCGGCGCGCAGCCCGACCTAAACAATAGATGCCTAAAGATAGTAAATGGTCTGGTTGACATTATAGGTGTTATTACACAGACTTGGAACGAAAAAGGCGAATCTGAAAGGTGGATTCAGACCCGCGCCACACCCACTATTGTTGCTGGTAGCCGATTCCGTTACCTAGCACCAAAAATTAAATTTGGTTACAAAGAATTTGTTGATGCTCTTGCTAAAGCTATTGAAGAAGAGGAACAACACGGAGCGGTTGTAACAGAACACAATGAGCGCAGTACAGAAGAAAAGCTAGACTTTAGTACAGTGCGCGCGGAAGCTCAAGAATTATGGACAAAGCTTATTGAAAAAGATGAAGGTAATGCAATCGTAATTCTTAAGAAAATTGAAATGACGATGGGGCGGAAGATGAAGCTTTCAGAATTTAGCGAAGATCAAGTTGATTTGTTGCAGCTTGTTGTTCTGGAAATGCGAGATATGCTGTAAATCGAAGGGGTAAGGAAACTTACCCCTTCTTAATTTGCATTTTTCTAAATTTTATGATATAATAAATATATATAGAAAGGAGTGATAATGTGTCTCATATGGTAATGTGTCGAATTTGTAGGCAGCGATTTGACACAGAAAAAGAAGAAACAGTTTTAATTGGCACTCGCTCTTATTATCATAAAACTTGCTACGACGAATGGAAAGACGGCCGCAACGATCCAAAACACAACCAAGATGAAAATTTTTGGTATGAAGCTATGATTGATTTTCTATATAGAGATGTAAAACTCTCAAATATGGATTTTCAAAAGATTCAAAGTCAGTGGAAAAATTTTATTGGCCCTAAAAAGGGATTTACGCCAAAAGGAATCTATTTTGCTATTCGTTACTTTTATACAGTAATGAAAGGTAATTCTGAAAAGAGTCTCGGCGGCATCGGAATTGTACCAAGTATTTATAATGAATCTGCGCAATATTGGATTGATAGAGAAAATAAAAAAGCCGGTACAATTGATGCGATTATGCAGCAAATTGCAGAGCGTAAGGCGCGCGAGACGGTAAAAATAGTGAAGCCAGCAAAAAAGAAGGATAAAAATAAATGGAGTCTGGAGGATATATAAATGGTTGATCGAAATACCATTCTTCAAATATTTGGTGATTTAATGAAACATCCCCAATATTTGAGTGAAACAGATAAATATAATTTAACTCCAGACGATTTTTATTATAGAATTGATAAATTTATTTTTGCAGCCATTGACAACTTATATAGGAACGGCGCGCAGCGAATCCAACCGATTGATGTAGAAAATTATTTGAGTACAAATGATACTGCAAAATTAATTTTTGAACAGCAAAAAGGTATTGAATATTTACAAGACGCGGATTATCTTTGTGAAGAGCAGAATTTTCCTTATTATTACAAGAAATTAAAGAAATTTAATTTGTTGGAGTCTTTTAAGAAAAAAGGATTTAGTATTGATGAATTTTATATTGAAGATCCAATAAATCCGCGCGCGCAAGAAATAAATGAAAAGTTTGAACAATTAGATATTTCTGATATTCTTGAAAGTTTTAAAAGAAAATTGTTAGGGATTGAAAGAAATTTTGTTCAAAATGATACAACTGAAACAGTCAATGTATTTGAAGGTATCGAAGATATAATTGGTGATGCCGAAGATAGGGTTGATGTTGGGCCTCCGCTTCAAGGAGATATTTTTAATGAAGTTGTTGCTGGCGCGCGCAAGGGAATTTTTGTATTAAGATCAGCACCGAGTGGTGTTGGTAAGTCAAGACAAGCGGTTGGAGATGCGTGTTTATTAGCTTTTCCGTTTAGATATGAAGCTTCTGTTGGAAAATGGGTTCAAACTGGTAGTAATGAGAAAGTTTTATTTATTGCTACAGAACAAACCGCGAAAGAAATTCAGAAAATGATTTTAGCTTATCTAACTGGTTTTAATGAAACTAAATTTAGATATGGCGGTTTTACAGATAAAGAAACGATTATAATTAAGCAGGCTTTGTGGGTTTTGGAACAATATCAAGATAATTTCTTTATTGTGAGAATGCCGAATCCAACAATTGAACTGGTTAAGACAATTGTGCGCGAGAATGTATTAATGCACGATATAAGTTGTGTATTTTATGATTACATTCATATTAGTCCAAGTTTATTGAGTGAATTCAAAGGTTTTTCTTTAAGAAATGATGAAGTTTTGCTTATGTTTTCAACTGCTTTGAAAGATTTAGCAGTTGAATTACAAGTATTTATGATGAGTTCGACTCAGGTAAATGCAAATGCAGATAGTAATCAAAATATAAGAAACGAAGCATCATTGTCTGGAAGCCGCTCAATTATAAATAAAGCAGATATTGGTGTTATCTGCGCGCGACCATTAAAAGATGAGCTTGATTTTTTGAAAGATAAAGAAAAAGTAATTGGAATTCCAAAT